GAAAAGATACACGAAACTAACACAGACAATCCTATTGATTTTCCAAAGCCTAAGAGGGAAAAGAAAGTCAATGAGGAGGTCATGCCAGTCTATGATTTAGAATCCAAAGCGTGGAAAAGTTTCCGCTGGGATAGTATTAAACAAGTAAGGTTCGTATTATGAGTACTGTTATACGACACAGTGATACGTGTTTAGTTGAGCAAGTTGCGTCCAAACGACAAGTTGAAGCAGTCGTCCAAAACTTTAGTGAAAATGAACTACTTCATGTTATAATAAACAAAAGCGTAAAACTTAGCATGAAATGGAATGGCAAGTGTTATGAGGGTCGTGCCGCTGGCATGGACTTTACTAGCAACGGTCCTTCTGTATCCAAAACACAAACAGCATCAAGAGGTTAACATGTCAGCTTATATGGCTTATTTTGATACTCTAGGATTCGAGTGGATCTTTAATGTAAGCGACTACGAAAAGAAAAAGTTTTGGGCAGTACTCAAAGGTGATGAGAAGGTTGACTTCCCCATACCTAGATATGCTATACTAAGAGCACAGGCTAATCCACAACGATTCCCTGAGATTTGGGCATTTGAAAGTGAGATCAGTTTAGAAGAATTGAACGAGTATGCTAGAGATACTCCGCAAGAGTTAGCAGATGCTATCAGGCGGTGTGGACAGAACGTATTTAAAACACATAAAAGTGAAAGTGTGATTGTATGAAAATTGGACTAAGCTATAGCCGTTGTGTCAGAGACATCGTTGACGGCAAAGTTGGCATTGATGATGTACTAGTGCTAATCACCCGTACAGATTTTGATCCACGCGATGATGAACAATGGTCAGGCATTTGGATTGGCTATGGTGGCGGTACTGATAATGTCTACACTACTGGATTCTTCAGCACCAGCAATCCTGAATGGGCTGGCTACCACGATGAAGATCAGTTCCGAAGTGTCAGCATTGAGTTGTGGGAACAAGGTAAGTTCCATCAGCCACGTAAGTTTGGCGCACACCCGCAACGCCGTCAAGAAATTTGGCTAGAAGCAGTATTGCCAAATTCAGAACTGTTGGCTAATCCAGCCGCAAAAGCCGCTTGGGATAAGTTCCAAACTATCGCAAGTCTTACCAACGTAAAATTAGATGAAAGCTACAAGTGAGATTGATCGTTGTTTTATTGTTAGGTGTGCTAGTAGGTTGCACTGATGCCAAACCTGTTAGTAAAATGCTCACCTATGAGCAGTTAGTCGATTATCCGGCTGACTGCGAAAAGTCCAAAGAACAACTTGATCAATTAAGATATATCCAAAAAGTAAAAAACTTTGATCCAGATCCAGACAAGTTAAACGAAAATGATCGGGCTTACAACAGCCGATTGAAAGCAACTATTTGGTGGTACACTTACAGGTGCGAACAATGAAAAAGTTTATTCCAATTTTGTTCTTGCTAGCTTCTAATGTTTGGGCTAACGATTGCGTGATTAAATCTGCTTCAATTGAGCGTGACGGTGACATCAGTACCGAAACAATCACTGTCTGTGCTAATGGTGTTATTCCATTATCCAAAGTTAAAGTAGGTGATACTATTTTGGAAAACGAAGTTGGACAGTCTAATACCAAAGTAGGATACTTTAGGTGGAAAAATTCTAAGTGTAGATTGTTCACAGAACGTCTAACCGAAAATGGTAAACTTCGAGTCAATCACGGAGTCATGTGTCAAGTTGACAATAGCCACGACAATTGGTTAATTGTGGACAAATGGTGACTTGACATTGATCAGTATCTTTGTTATAATATGTACATGTTCAACACACACAGAAAGTAAATCATGAAATACATTGCTTGCATTGTTTTTGGAATGGTACTAGCAACTGTTGGTTTTTCCGGCATTGCTAAGATTTTTGATAAAGGCGTAGACACAGTTAAAACACAGTCACAGGAGTTAGCAAAATGAAAATTTTCGTAGCACTTATTTTGGCCGCTAACATGGCCGCATGTTCAACTGTTTCAGGACTCGGTAAAGACATTTCGTCAACCGCCGAATGGACTAAGGAAAAAATGAAATGAAAAAGACTCTATTGCTAATCCCCATCGTAGCCATGCTAGCCGCTTGTGGTACAACTGATCCGTATATGAAACGTGCTGAGCAGGAACGCAAGTACGAAGAAAATGCTAAGGAAAAAGCCATTGATGAAATGCCAGACTGGTATTCAAAAGTGCCTACTAGTGCATCAGCAATCTATGCCGCAGGCATGGGCCAAGCTGACACTATTGAAATGGCTGTTACTAGTGCTACCACTGCCGCTAAGGCAAAAATCTGTTATAGTGCAGATGGTACTGTTACTAGTCAAACTAAAGACTTTGCCACAGGCCGCAGTTCAACAAGTTCAATCGAACGTGTTACAAGAACTAACTGTAACAATGTAAGCATTGCAGGTTATGAGTTTGCTGAGATTAAAGGAAAGAATCCTAAGATCGTCCGAACTGGTAATAGTTTCACCGCTTATGTTCTCGTAGCATTGCCTACTGGTGATGCCAACGTCCAACGTAAATATATTGATAATCGTAAGCGTGATGAGCGTGAACAAGCTCGTGCTACTGAAGCGTTCAAAGAACTACCTGCGGTGCAATAATGGTTATTGAATATGTTGTTATTGGTTTCTTGAGTGCAATAGGCTGGTGGGGTGCTAACTATTATGTTATTACACCCTACTTACCCGAGCCGATTTTCAAAGAATCAAAAGCTACAGATAAAAAAGAAGAACCTAAACTAGAAGTACTTAAGAAAGAAAACCCATGATTAGAGAATACATTAACATTGTAGAGTCTATGGATAAGGGAATTACCGATGAGTGGTTTGCTCAAGGCAGTTTCGAAACATACAAACACCCTACGCCAATACACTATAAGACTGCTATTGCACCTGGCACCATAGAAACTCTAGAGGGTCCAGTTGATTATCAAGCAGGTCATAAAATCATTACAGGACCAAAAGGTGAGCAGTATCCAGTAAATCCAAAAAAGTTTGCTGAGTATTATGATGACAATAAGGATGGTACAGCCACTCCCAAGAAAATTTTCAAACATGCCAAACTGGCTGATCACGATGGTGTGGTAAAAGCATCATGGGGTGATTTGAATTATAAAGCAGGTGAAGACTATATTGTACGGCACGGTGCTGGCGACTATGGTGTTGTGAAGAAAGACATCTTTTCTCAAACTTACGACACATCTAATGTTCACAGTAGCTAAATCTAATATCAGGACTATTCGCCCCGGAGATTCTAAATTTTTGCTCAACGATACATTTACAGTGTGTCAGCGAGCAAGTATTGAAATCTCTAAAGATTGTCCACGCGAATATCGATTAATCATTGCTGAGTGTATCAACAATGGTTGGCTTAAACCTGTGGCGCATGTTTACGGAAAAGAATTAACAATGGATGCTATGCGATGAAGTTCTTTGAACCCTTGCGTGACGACCTAATGGTGCAACAGCAGATCTCAAATAGTTGGGAGCATATGGTTGGTGTTATCATGCTCAACCAAACTAGTCGTAAGCCAGTCAAGCTGACCCTACCAGAATTTCTATATTGGTTTCCTACTCCACAAGCATTGCTACAAGCTGATGAGGATTTTGTTAAAACTATCCTAGCACCATTAGGTATGCTTAATGTGCGATACAAAAGATTAATCCGTATGAGTCAAGACTACTTGACCTGGGACGGCGAAGATGCTACAATGTTATATGGTATTGGAAAATATGGTAGCGACAGTTACGAAATATTTTTCAAACAGAACTATTCTGTAGAACCTACTGACAAAGAACTAAAACGATATTTACAAGAGGAAATTTAATGCCTAATTTAGTACCAATGGTGATCGAGCAAGAAGCTCGCGGAGAACGTAGTTATGACATTTACAGTCGCCTGCTCAAGGATCGTATTGTTATGTTAGATACGGATGTTAATGAACATACAGCTAGTTTGCTGGTAGCACAGCTCTTGTTTTTGGAGAGTCAAGGAAATGAAGACATTACATTTTTTATCAACAGTCCGGGCGGAGTGGTTACAGCTGGCATGGCTATTTACGATACTATGCAATTCATTAAGCCTGACGTTTGCACAGTCGTCATGGGCCAAGCCTGTAGTATGGGAAGTCTGCTTGCTACTGCTGGTGCTCCTGGCAAGCGTAAAATGCTACCAAGTGCAAGGCACATGATTCACCAACCCTCGGGCGGTGCAGGCGGACAAGCCACAGACATGGAAATCCAAGTTGAAGAGATTCTTAAAATGAAAAAGAATCTAACACAAATTTACGTTAACCATAATTCAAAGGGTAAGACTTTTGAAGACTTTAAAAACGATATGGAACGTGATAAATTTATGAGTGCGCAAGAAGCCCTAGATTACGGTTTAATTGACGAAATCATAACAAAACGCCCATAAAGTACGCATATAACTGAAATCCGTAGTACACTATAAATAGCTATGTCTAGGAGTGTACTATGGTCCAACTACCATTTGATTGGTCAGAATTAACCCGCAGTAACCTGTACTCTATGTTCTATTCGCTTAATAGCGAAATAGTGGGAAAAGAACTCTCGCCTAGCCAAATTCAAAAGCGTATTATTCGGCACGTTAAATCACATATACCAATTAAACTTAAAAAGTGTGTATATGCTCCTACTACCCCAGGTTTTGTTTTTATGGGCGGAGTCTACTACAGTGATTTGGATAAAAAGTGCAAGCCTGCTATCGAAGTCAATTTTAACTATAACCCAGCTGATAAAAAGTTACGATTAACTCAGCATCGTTTCAAACGTATGGCTAGCCGTTTTGCCGATGTTGTGCTACACGAAGTAGTCCATCAGCGTCAATTCCGTGCTAGAAATTTCAAAAATATTCCTGGCTATCAAAGCACAGCAGAATATGCTAAAGATCGTAAAAAGCAAGAGTACTATGGCGATAGAGACGAAATGGGTGCTCATGCATTTAATTGTGCCTGTGAATTGATTGATCGTTTTGGTTACGACCCTACTGCCATTGCTCATTACTTGGATTCAAACGACTGTCGAAAGCATAAAAACTCCACCTGGAACGATTACTTAAAGGTTTTTAGTTGGAATCACGATCACCCAATTATACGCAGAATGAGAAATTTGATACTGCGTAATTTGGAAAATGCCTACTACGGTAAGCCATTTAAGACTACAAACCACTTGACATACTGATAATTACACTGTATAATAAACACTTATACAGTTAACTATCGGAGTCAACATGAGCGTTTGTGCAAGTCACATTTGGGATTTAGAAACCCATAATTCCCGTTTAGATAAAGAAGCTATCATCAAAGTTATTGCTGAAGATGGTAATGACGAATTCTTTGAAGGATGCCGTCTTGCTTTGGATCCGATGATAACGTTTGGTGTCAAACAAGTTCCGGAGAAACAAGATGAAGATGGCCCTGGGTTTAGTTGGGATAGTTTTATTGTGCTTACTAGCGGTTTACGCAATCGTAACCTCACCGGTCACGATGCCCGTGATGCCATTGCTGAAGCCATAAAGCAAGCCACACAAAAAGAATGGAATGGTTGGTATCGTCGTATACTTATCAAGGATCTGCGGTGTGGTGTAAGTGAAAAAACAATTAACAAAGTAGTGGAGAAGAAATATGCTGACTATGCTATTCCCGTATTTGGTTGTCAGCTTGCTCATGACAGTGCTAATCATGAAACTAAAGTCGCCGGCAAGAAACTTATCGAAGTTAAACTTGACGGTGTCCGTGTTATCACTATCGTTCGTGCTGATGGTCGTGTGGACATGTTCAGTCGCAATGGTAAAGAGCTTGCTAACTTTCCTCACATAGCAGAACAGATTAGTAATGTAATTAAACAAAAAGGCTCCAGCAAGAGCATGGACGTTGTACTGGATGGCGAGATCATGAGCTCCAGTTTTCAGGACTTGATGAAACAAGTACATCGCAAGGACAATGTAGAAGCTGGTGATGCTGTTCTGCACTTGTTTGATGTATTGCCATTGGCAGACTTTGAAAAAGGTATCTACAACAAAGACCAAGAAACTCGAAGTAGCATGATTAAACACTGGGTAGAAACCAATCAAGCTCTGATTCCCAGTGTGACTTATGTCGCCAATGAGTTAGTTGATTTAGACACTGAAGAAGGACAAGCTCGTTACAAAGAAATCAATGCCAAAGCAATTGAGGGTGGCTATGAAGGTATCATGCTTAAAGATCCACTTGCTGGTTACGAATGTAAGCGTAGTGTGGCATGGCTCAAACTCAAGCCATTTATCGAAGTAAGTCTTGCTGTTGTTGAAGTAGAAGAAGGTACAGGTAAGAACATAGGCAAACTAGGCGCATTTGTATGCGAAGGAGAAGATGATGGTAAACTTATTAGAGTCAATGTCGGAAGCGGATTTAGCGATGATAATCGCGCTACTTATTGGGCCGGTCGGGATAACCTTATCGGTAGTGTTGTCGAAGTACGTGCAGACGCTGTTACACAAAATCAAGACGGATCATACAGTTTAAGATTTCCACGCTTCAAAGGATTCCGGGGCTTTGCCCCTGGAGAAAAGATCTAATACTATGTCTATAACAACAAAATTGTTTATAGGTTTTTGTATTGCATTTATGATAATTGCAGGATTATTACCCAAAGAAGCATCTAGCACAACTCGTTTGTTTTGTGCTTATGGTAAAGTATTTGTAGAATTTGAAGAGCCTCGGTATACATGGGGTACATTAATGTTAGACAACAACGGTAAACCTATACCTTGTAATGCTAACGAACATATTGAAATTGTTAAACATCAAGGAGTTAGTATTTAAAATGACAAACCCATTTAGAGATCAAGAAAAGTTTATGAAAGCCTGTGATCAAACCACAGGTGGGGAATTCGACCAGGAACAATTTAAAATGTACTTAGGTCTTATTGATGAAGAATACAAAGAACTTAGGGTTGCCGTTGATGATAATGATCAATTAGAAACTCTGGATGCATTAATTGATATCCTTGTTGTTACCATCGGCGCTATCCATAGTATGGGGTCAGATGCAGAAGGTGCTTGGAAGGAAGTAATGAAAACTAACTTTGCCAAAATAGATCACGATACGGGTAAAGTGCGTAAGCGTGAAGATGGCAAAGTATTGAAGCCAGTTGGTTGGGTACCTCCTAATCTGAAATCGTTTGTTTAAGGAATAAAAATGCGTAGTCATTATTGGACAATTGGCCCATTTGCAGATTGGTTGCGAGGCACACCAAAGCTCAAGTGCGGCACCAGTGAAGAATGGAACGAATGGGAAGACAAGGCCAAAGCCGCATATCCTATTCGTTGGTGGATTGCCGAAGAAGGTTTAGACTACCTTCAAAAATTTGTTTACTACATACCGGATAAATTAAATGATGTACGTTATTATATTAATAATCGCTGGGTTTCTCACAGCCATGCTCTCACAGCCCATCCTCGAGACATCAAACCAGGTAATTGGAGTGACGTTGGTAATCGCTTTCTTCCTTGTCTCTTCAACGAGCTTGTGGACTTTGTTGAAATAGAGCAAGCATGGCATCACTGCATGTGGAGTGATGAGGCAAAGACCAAGTTTGACGTACCTTGGTATCGTAGCGGTTGGTTGCGTTGGCGCACATGGCGTTGTCCAGAAGCAGGTATGGAATATCTCAAGTGGGCTAGCGAGCTTACTATTGGCGAAGACATGGGTGCTGAACCTGGCAGTAAAGGCTTCGGAGAGCCTACTTGGCAAGCTAAGAGTGCTAAAGAAATTATCGAGCTGTACACCTGGTGGACTGTTACCTATCGCAATCGTCCAGATCCATACGAAGCAAGCGGCTGGACTGCGGCCTGCGAAGCAAGTCGTTTGGCAAATGGTGGCCGTTTAAGTTTCAGTGGAGATAAAGATCCTGTTCTTAAAAAGGCTAGCGATAAAGCTCACAAACTACTTCAAAAGATTGAAGCGGCTTACGAGAAAGAAGACGAAGAAATGATGATTCGTCTTATTAAAATTCGTCAAAGTCTTTGGACATAATAGTCCGTCAAAACGGACTTAAATGGGTTGTCGAAGTTTGGTCGGATAATGCTCCGGCTAAATTTGGACAGCCTGAACCATTTGCAGAAGAGCAGTACGTAGAAATTAATCAGTGGTGCATTGATACTTTTGGATATCATGCACGTACTGCCTACCATGTCTTTGAATTGCGTAAACAATCACACTTAGACTGGTTCATGTTACGGTGGACATAATTATAATATGAGTGCAGAAATCGATCGAATTAAAAAAGTTATTAAAATAACTAACGAAATCAGCCCAACATTTTGTTTGGCTAAATGGCATCATACAAGTATATACTTGCACACGGGACAAACACACAGTTGTTATCATCCTCGACCACACGCAATTCTACTAGATGAAATAAAAGATAACCCTAGTGCCCTACACAATACACTAGAAAAGAAAAAAGAACGTGCTCAAATGCTAGTAGGTGAAAAGCCTAAAGGATGTCAGTACTGCTGGAATGTTGAAAGTTTAAGTGATACACATATTAGTGATCGACACGATCGTAATGCTAATATATTTAAACAAGAACGAGTAGATGAAATCGTAAACAGCCCATGGGACTTTAATATCAATCCAGAGTACATTGAGATTGCATTTAGTAACGAGTGCAATTTTAAATGCGGTTACTGTCATCCAATGAGTAGTAGCAGTTTCCAAAGTGAAATTAAAAAGTTTGGGCCTTATAACACAGTTAAAAATCACACGCTAAACATTGAATGGTTTAAGCCGTTTGAGGAAGAAGTTAATCCCTATATCGATGCTTGGTGGAAGTGGTGGCCTGAAGTTAGCAAGACATTAAATATTTTGCGTATCACAGGCGGTGAACCCTTGATGCACCGTAGCACTTGGAGATTGTTTGATACACTACGTGAAGAACCAAAACCACATCTTGAATTAAACTTGAATAGTAATCTCGGTGTTAAGAGCGCCATGGTAGAAAAGCTAGCAGACAATGTAAAAGACATGTCTGATAATCATAAGATTAAAACATTTAAACTGTTTTCAAGCATGGACTCTTGGGGCGTACGAGCAGAATATATTCGCACTGGCTTGGATACAGACTTGTGGGAAAAGAACTTAGACATTTACATTACCAAGACTAACGCACCTGTTAGTATCATGTGTACATTTAATATCTTGAGCGTTACATCATTTATCAGTTTCCTACAAAAAGTTTTAGACTGGCGAGCCAAATACCAGCCAATTATGAATCCAGGCGGGTATGGTAGACGTATCCGATTCGATACACCTTATCTAAAAGAACCATTACAATACGATATGATGATTCTTCCTAAAGAAGAATTCTTGCCACACTTTGATGCTATATTGAAATTTATAGATGACAACAGAGACGAGCAAGATCCTACAAAGTTCACCGACATGGAGTATGAAAAGTTTCGCAGGGTACGTGATTATTTTGCCACTGTAAATTATGAAGAAACTCGTGTTAAAGAAGGCAGGATTGATTTTTATAACTGGTTTACAGAATACGATCTTAGGAGAGATGTAAACTTTTTAGAAACATTTCCAGAAATGACTGGTTTCTGGAATCAATGTAAAAACTTAGCAGAGAAAAATATATGAACCTTGTACCATTAGACGTTAGTAGAGAACTTGCCAAAACCGATACTAGGATGGATATAGTTTTGCAATCCGGGATTAAAATGAGATCACAGTTTCACCTATCCGGTGGCGGACAATATTTCAAAGACGATTTTATTAGAATATTAAAAGAACACGGCAAAGAAAAATATAGTCGTGGATTTGAATGGTGTTGCGGCTTTGGAATTATAGGTTACGAAGTCTTAGGGTTAGGCATAGCTAATCATATGGCATTTTCTGATTATTATGATAACGCCATATATGACATTAACGATACTGCTAAAAACAACAACATTGAAAATTGTGTTTCATCATATATAACGCCTACTATTTCAGGTATTCCTGATAACGAAATATGGGACTTAGTTATCGGCAATCCACCACACGCTTTTAGTGATATAGAGACTAGTCGTCAATCGTTAGCCCCAAGTAGTACAGTTGATGATACTTTAAGAACTCTAGTAGATGATGGTATGGAAATACATAAAGAGTTTTTTATGAGTATTAGAAAACACCTAACCGACAATGCCGATGTAATTATATACGAACCAGAGTTTTGGTTCTATGAAAATATATTTAAAGAGATGGCAGATGCTGGTGGCCTATACATATACGGTGCTTACCCAGTAATCGAAGCATTACAAGTGCTAGCACCTTTAAATTTAGATATCATACATAAAAATGGAAGAATAGTACATTTTAAAGTTAAAAAGGAAAATCATGAGTAAAACTATATTAGTGACTGGTGGTGCAGGATTTATTGCACATCACTTAATTGATAAGCTATTAGGAGAAACAGACTATCGTATAGTTACGTTAGATCGATTAGACTATAGCGGCAATCTTAATCGTCTAAATGAAGTTGTAATGGCACATCCTGTACAAGAACGTAAACGTGTACGTGTTGTACACCACGATCTTAAAGCAGAACTAAACTCGCAGATTCGTTCTCATATCGGCAAAGTAGATATGATTGCACACCTTGCGGCAGGTAGTCATGTTGATCGTAGCATTACGTATCCTATGGAGTTTGTACAAGACAACGTAGTAGGTACCGTTAACCTAATGGACTATGCTCGTAATTTAGATAACTTAGAATTGTTTGCTTACTTTAGCACTGACGAAGTGTTTGGACCAGCACCAGATGGTATCAGCTATAGAGAGAACGATAGATACAATTCAACAAACCCATACTCAGCAAGTAAGGCAGCCGCAGAAGAAATGGTTGTTGCATATGAAAACAGTTACGGATTGCCAGCAATCATTACACACACTATGAATGTATTTGGGGAACGACAGCACCCTGAAAAATACATTCCAATGTGTATTAAACGTGTTCGAGACAATCAAAAGATTACTGTACACTCCAATCCAGAAAAAACCAAAGCAGGTTCACGCCATTATATACATGCTCGAGATGTTGCTGATGCTCTTATGTTCTTATATAATTATGATCTAAGTAAACTACCTACAACATACGGCGGTGCTAAATGCCAAAAATTTAATATCGTTGGCGCAGAAGAATTTGATAACTTAGAGCTAGCTCAGTTTATCGCTGATACACAAGGCAGACCTCTCAACTACGAAATGGTTGATTTCCATAGCTCGCGACCCGGACATGACTTGCGTTATGCGCTAGATGGTAGTAAAATGAAAGACATGGGTTGGACACCACAACCTGTAAAAAAACGTCTAGGGGAAGTAATTAATTGGACATTAGAAAATGATAGATGGCTAGGGATTGAATGACATATATTAATCTAGAAAATATTAAAAATGCGTTTAGCACGTTTCACAGTGCTAAGCCTTTCCCTTATTGTGTGATAGATAACTTCTTTACAGATGAAATTGCACAGCAGTTAGCACAAGAATTTCCTAGTAGTGATTCAGATATTTTTAATGGCAATTATTTTAATAAAATTGAAATTAAAAGAACTTGTAATATCTGGGATCGATTTCCAGCTACAACGTATAATGTTTTACAATATTTAAATAGTCAAGATTTTTTAGATATATTAACACTGTTAACCGGCGACAGTAAATTATATGCTGATCAAGGATTGCACGGCGGTGGATGGCATATACACCCGCCCGGTGGTAAATTGAATGTACATTTAGATTATAGCATACATCCTAAAATGAAAAAGCAACGTAACTATAACTTGTTAGTATACCTTAATCCCAACTACCAAAGTGGATGGGGAGGCGAGCTAGGATTATGGACTTGTGAAAATAACAAACCTAAAGATTTGTCTAAAATACTCGAGCCTAAATTTAATCGTGGAATTATATTTGATACAACTTGTAACAGCTGGCATGGTTTAGAAGTGCCTAACAACTTCCCCAAGGGAGAAGATCGTAAAAGTATTGCGTTATATTATTTAACTGACACACATGCCGCAATTAGCGCAAGAGGTAGAGCATTATTTTCTCCAAGTAAGGAGCAAGAAAACGATCAAGAAGTTTTAGATTTAATTGAACGTAGATCTAAAGTTACAGGGCAAGATCCTACACAATGGAGTCGTTCATGAACTTTGTATTTGAAAATTTAGAAACCCTTGAAAATTTTATAGACTGTCCGGATAAGAATCCTGATGGGATTAAAAGATTCAGATCTAGTCCGCTAATTAGTACTATGGTTAGGTACCATCAAACTAAAGAAAAGTTTGATAATATGCACTTTAAAAATATTTCAATTAGCAATGATCCTAATAAATTTGAAAAGTATGGTATTGCATCCAGTGTGACTCATGCGCCGCATGATTGGTGTGGCCCTGACCAACTTGGAGTTGGTTATGAAAGTAACTTCCCAGATCGAAAATCATTATTTGAATATTTGAATCCAATCTACTTAACTGACTTACGTAGTGGTAAGGCTTGTTTAATTCTTGATCAAAGTCATGAAGGCTATCATGTTGATTGGTTATTTGACTGGTTCCATAATAGTTGTACTCAATACAAAGTTAATCCTAAGCGGATAGTCTACATAACAGGTGATATGGATGTTGATCGTAAATATAAATTATGGTGTGTAGAAAAAGGAATCACAGATCAAATCTGTATGGTACCATACGCACACTTTGAAAATGCAGTTTTTACTAACGATAATAATAGAACAAAGATTTTTAAACTTAGTAAATTACCAGATTTTGACGATCAATATAGTTACAAGAAAAAGAATTTACAAATTATTAAAACATTTAATGCGTTACAAAAACGTCCTCGAGCACACCGTATGTGGTTATTTAAAGAACTATGCCTAAGCAATTTGCTCGAGAATAGTATTAGTAGTATGAATTGGTTTAAATGGAATCATACATTTTATATGAATAAAACTATGGACGTTAATGAGTATGCAGAAGTTATTAAACACTGTCCAATGATGCCTCCATATACAGGTAACTATGAAGAAGAACTTGCAATATTTTCTGGAGGGGATAGCGGAAAATATCAAATGGAATTTAATAGTCAAATTACCTTAGACACTTGGTTTAGTGTTATTAGTGAAGCTAGTTTCGGTGAAGATACTTGCTTTATTAGTGAAAAAACATTTAAACTAATCTGCGTACATCACCCGTTTATTATATTCGGTAATAAAAACTCTTTACACTATCTTAGAGAATTAGGATATAAAACTTTCCATCCTTATATTGACGAAACATACGATACACTTGAGTGTTGGGATCGCCTTGATGCTATCATAAAAAGCATCCAAAAAATTAATGCTATGCCTCAAGATGAAAAATTAAAATGGTTTTTACAAATGAAACCTATTCTCGAGCATAACTATAAAGTTATGAAACAAAATTCACTAGTTAATGCTCCTCAACCGATGATTACCATTAAAGAATATTTTGAAAGAAGATCCTAATGTACAGAAAACAAATACCTAAAATTAATGCCAGTATAAAGCAAACAAAAAAAGCAATTATTTCTATTGGTTGTTCTTTTGTACAAGGTCAAGGTGCAGTCAATCCAGAGCTATATGACGATTACGACTGGACTTACGAAAAACTCGGAGTACCGTTATATCTCACTTTAGATTCTGCTAAAGAAAAAGAATTAATGAAAAAGTACCCAAGTATTCGTAAAATAGATGGAAAACTTGATTTTCGTTTTATGGAGTTTGATAATGCATTTGTCAATGTACTATGCAACAAGTATTTCAATAACGAATATACACCTATTAATCTCGGTCTAGCAGGATGCGGGAACAGAGGATCAATTAAAGAATTGTATTTTCAGTCAGATATCAACTGGCATGAAATAGAAGAATTTATTGTATTGTATGTGCCAAGTGGGCCCGAGCGTTTCGACTTTGTTAACGATCAATGGGACGATCATGCACACTGGGTTTGCATGTGGCCGCACTATAAAGATAAGCCCGACAGTCCTCGACGCGATCTGTGGAAAGGATATCATCATTCATTATACTCTGACAAATTTGAAGTACTAGAGCAAATTGCTCATGTACAAGAATTAATGTTATGGTGCAAACAGCACAATAATGCCAGATTAATTATCACACCGGGTTTTGATCACAGATATGATCGAGATACATTTACTAAAGCACTAAGAATGAATATAGCAAGAACTATGGATGGTGATTTAATAAAAGATAGTAATTCCTTTTTTCAAAGTGCAGAAGTAGACAAGTTAGTTAATATGTGGCCGTGGAAGAATATGTTCTATCCTGATGGGCAAAAAACATTCGCTGATGCTGTTACGGCTAAAGAAGAAAAAAAAGATGATCACTTTTTTAATTATTTAGGTACCGGATCTCCCAATGGTTGGATCACAGCTTGTGCTCACCCATCGGCTAAAGGGCACGACTATTTTGCCCAACTATTATATGAACATATTATAAAAGGAAAGTAATGTTTCCAACATGGCAGAATTACATTAAAGATAAATTAAACGATGGTAAGTTTAATGCAGAACTTGTGCCTCCAAAGTTTTCAGCGACTAACGATTTCTGGCCGCCTAAGTTTCCGGGATATATTGATAATATACTGCATCCGTTTACCTACTGTGATGCGCTGTACGACAAGGGAGATGCTGACAAAACCAAGTGGTGCTTAGGTGAAAGTCCAAGACAATTTGAAAGCAACAAACAAAAAATGCCGGATGATTGGAAGTATAGAACTAAAGAAGTTGAGTATAAAGTTAATGCCAGCGGATATCGTACAAAAGAATGGAATTTTATTGACTGGAAAAACTCTATAGTTGTTCTTGGCGACTCATGTACCTTTGGAACAGGGCTTGCTGAAGACGAAACTATTTCCTCTGTGCTGGAAAGCAAAATAAATCTTCCTGTAATTAACATGGGAGTCCCTGGGGGGTCTAATCAGCTTATCCTTAATAACTGTGCAACCTTAATAGAAAAATTTGGAATGCCCTACAGCATTGTTATTAATTGGACGACTACAGATAGATTTAGATATTATTTTAAAAACGGTTATCACGATGTAGGACCCTGGGACGATATAGACAAAGAGAAGATTGACGGAGTAGATGTTACTGATTTATGGGCAAAAACATACATGGATCAATACAACGAATTATGCTCGGCATATTTTATCAGTAAGATTGCTAGGTCCATGTTTGAAGGTCGGACCAAATATATAACAATAAGTTATTTTGATTATGTGGCTCACTATACAAGAGCGGATAGATTTTTTAAAATAACTAATACGGCACGTGATTTAATACATCCCGGATATGAAAACAGTTTAGAAGTAGCGGAATATTTAAAATGCAAATTACAAGAGTAAAAGATATAATAGGAACCATTACAGCTGACAATCCGGTTATGCTCGAAGCACTACGAGTTAGGAGTCCGGTAACAGCTAAGGTCCCTGACGATTTGAAATACTATTCAAATTATTATAACGGCAATACTAATCAAGGATATATGCCCGAAACAGGGGTACATAAATTTTTAAACAAAGACGAACAATCACGATCAAATATCAATTATAAAGAGTTCAGCTATTATATAAATGACATCGGATTTAGAGATCAATATCCTGATAAAGATGCAAAAAAGTTGTTTGCATTTTTTGGATGCAGTATGACACTAGGCGAAGGCTTACCTACCGAAGATAATTTCCCACATCTAGTTTCTAAACATTTTAATAAACAACATTTAAATCTTGGTTTACCCGGAGTCGGTGCATATAGGATTGCGTTAATTTTTGCCGCGGCAGTTAATGTATGGGATATAGAAACCGCAGTTGTAACATTACCTAACTGGGCTAGATTTCACTATGTTGATTCTATGGACAATATGAAACTTATACATTTACCGTGGAGTATAGACAATAAAGAATGTGAAACTGTAAGACAACATATCTTGACTGATTTTTCTGATCAGTATATGCTATCAGCAACTAAAGATGCTATTAACTACATTACAATGATAGCCAAATTAAAAAATATTAATCTTGTACTAACAGCATGGGATCCAGATGTTGGTAGAATGATTACAACAATTACCGGATATCATGTTCCGAAATACGACTTATGGGATCCGTACACAGAAAAGAGCCCAGGCGATTTTGCTAGAGATAATATTCATCCAGGAATAAACTTAGTTAATAACTATGTTGAAAAACTTAAAGAAACTATTCAAAGAAAAAACTATGTTACCTTTTAATCAAATTACAATAGTTATAATTGCATATCATGGAGATTTTGCATTATTAGAAAGATGTCTCACATCCATTGATAAATTTTGTAATCTTGAACAAATTAAAGCAATTAAAGTTGTCCTCAATGATGCACCCACATACACTAAATCCATAAAAGATATATTAGATCAGTTTCCTAACTTAAAACTTGAACTAGTTTCATCTTACGATTTAGAACCTGCCGTCACAGATTTTTTTAATTGGAATACACAGCAACTTTTTAAATTATTAATAAGCGATTATGTTGATACTGAGTGGTATCTAATACACGACTGCAAAGATTATTATACAGAAACTATAGACTTCCTTACTGATTGCTTTACTAAAGACAATCAAGCTATTACATCATTAGATCATACGCAATACAGCGATGCGATGCGTCACGGCGGTGGACTCTTACCTTTCCATCTAGCACATGAAATTGCCTGCAAGGTGTGGGGCGTTGACTCTAGTGATACAGTAAGATGGCATTTACCTACTACTACCCCATTCTTTGTCAAGACATCGATGATGAAAAATATGGTTTCGGAACTTAGAGGAATGTTACGTGGATTTTTTCCTTACTTGTTTAGTTTAGCAATCAACGAGCAAAGACTCTGTACAGAATTTTTATTATATAGTGCATACTGTATGAAACAAAATGGACTGTCAGACTATGCTGATAAGAGTCAACAACCAGTTTATTATAATAAGTTAGAACAATCAAAAGACTTACGAATTTATTTCCCAGCATGGCCTGAAGAAAGACAAAAACATTTTGCGGCTGGCAAAGTGTGGATTTATGAACAAGGACAGTGGCTACCTGCTACTAATTAATCATGAGTAAATTAATTGTGTTAGGATGTAGTCTATCAGCTAACGGGCATTTAAAGTCATGGTCTCAACGTGTTTCGGAAGTAACTGGCTTATATTGTATCAACTTAGCAGTACCTGCATCTAGTAATCAATTACAAATGCAACGATTTAAGGAATACATTCTTGATACAGGAATACATCCTGAA